TGCAATTGGTGTAGAAATTTGTAACTGGGGGCCTATTTCTTTACGGGATGGAAAATATTACACATACGTTAACAGAGAGATTCCAGAAAGCCTAGTAACGAAACTAGATAAGCCATATAAAGGACATTTGTTTTATCATCGTTATTCAGATGCTCAAATACAATCAGTAAAAGATTTGTTAGTGTATTGGAAAGGCATCTATAAAATTGATCTAACATATGATTATGATCAAATGTTTACTGTGAATACCAAAGCACTTAAAGGCGAGAATGGATTATATTCACATAACAGTTACCGAAAAGATAAGACAGATATTTATCCATGTCCCCGAATGATTGAAATGTTAAAAACATTGTGATGTAGGAAACATATGTACACCAGACAACAAATAGAATCTGCCGTTAAGTCAAAAGGCTATGCTTGGTTCGAAGATTCAAGTAACCGCGGATTTGATGTTAATATTGTAGGTGTTCGAAACAATGCTCCTAGTGTTGCTGACAAAGTAACCAATGTGTTTGATGACCATTTAACTATATCATACAAAGAATCCGGCGAGTGGAAATTCTATTGTTGGAATGCTACTACCGATCCGGGTAAGAAAGGCGTTCAGCAGTTTCACAATAAAAAAGGAGTTGCTAGATTAGTTCCGGGACAGTATCGCAAAGTATGGGCTGTAGATAAACATCAAGGTAAATATGAAGCACTCTGTCAACGTTTAAACCCAGTAACGGTTTGGCGGGATGGCAACCGAGATTTAATATTCGAAGAAAAAGTTACTGATACTGGTATGTTCGGTATCAACATACATAAGGCGGGTCAAGATTCTACTTGGGTAGAAAATTGGTCAGAAGGTTGTCAAGTTTTTAAGCGCGTTAAAGATTTTGATATATTTATGTCTATATGCAGAAAGGCTGCAAAGATATACGGGAATCATTTTTCATATACGTTAATTGAATCAACAGATATCACACTATGAAAACACTAACAGTAACACTAACAGTAACGGTAACATCCATGATCACATTTATCTGCACTTACTTCTATAACATGACTCTATCTCATTACGAGCAGTATTTGGCACTAGTGTCTGTTATCTTTGTGGATGGGTTTTTTGGATGCATTGCCGGAGTTAAACGAGAAGGATTTCAAACATTCAAAGCTTTAAAAGTATTACAAACTACAGTAGTTTGGGTGATATTGTTAACTATGTTATTAAGTGTAGAACATGCATTTAAAGGTATGGGTTGGTTAAGTGAAACTATATTGATACCATTCTTAGTTTTTCAAATAATGAGTGCACTGAAGAATGCTTCGATGGCTGGATTCATCAAAGCACAGTTTCTTAATTACATCTTAGATCAATTCGATCAGCATAAAGGTTTGCGGCAAATTGCTACTAAGAAACCTCGCAAAACAACGAAATCATAATTTTGTTTGTTGAAGTTTTATTCATATTATAGGATATGAATTATCGTTACATTGTATTATCATTTTCAATGTTTCTTGTTGGCCAAATTCTAGTATGGATTCAAGTAAATGGTCCACTCATATGGGATTGGGCTAAAACATGGAGATGGGCATTAATGTTATTAGGTGTGCCTATAACATGGTTGTTTATGGAAGCTACATCATATGTAGTGCAAGGGTTTGGCGGTTTATTTTGGCCTGGTCGATTCATATCATTTTGTGCTGGAATATTCATATTTACTTTGATGACATACATATTTCGTGACGAAACGATTAATTTAAAGACTGCAGTATCCTTGCTTCTAGCATTCTCATTGATTGTTGTGCAGCTCTTTTGGAAATAAACATATTTATAAGTATATGATTTTAGAATATCAAACACAAAACGTTTTGAATCCAAAAATATGGAAAGGCAATAAAATTCGCCCAAAGCTTCGTGTTGGATTATTGAAAATTGCAAAAGCATTTTATGAATTCTTAGATGTTGATGTTAAAGTACTAGATGTTATTATCATTGGCAGTAGTGCTAACTATAACTGGACTGAGTATAGTGATATTGATTTGCATGTTTTAATTAACTATTCATTGGTCGGTGATAATATGCATTTGGTAAGTAACTACATGCATGCTAAGAAGAGTATATGGAACAATAGCTATCCGTTAAAATACAAAGGAATGAACATTGAACTGTATGCACAGGATTCAAATCAGGAAATGCATTCAACCGTTGGAACATATTCATTGATGCGTGACAAATGGATCAACAAACCAAAGTCTGAGCAAATATCAATTGATGATACTGCTATACAACAAAAGGCTGAGCCATATGAGTATGAAATAGATGCTTTAAAAGAAACAGACCCATATGTTGAAAAACGAATACACAACATAAAATCCAGATTACAGAATCTTAGAAAAGCTGGATTAGAAGCTACGGGTGAGTATTCTATAGAAAATATGGCGTATAAACATCTTAGAAATAAAGGATATTTAGAACGTTTAAAAAGGTTGGAACAAAAAGTAACAATGGGCCAATTAACTGTAGAAACTGTTGTACATGAACGAGAAGCAGAAGAACTCGACCCAGATTTGAATGAAGTTACAGAATCATTGGTACTGCATATCAGAGGAATTAAAAGATTAGCACCCGATGGATGGGAAAATATCATACAAAAAACAAATGCAATAACCGATCCGCGCGGCCAATGGCAACACCCGGGTAGGTGCACTATGATACCTACGACACATGGAGGTATAACAATGAAACAGGTACCGCATCCTGTGTTAGGTATTGATGACACCGGCCATATGAAAATGATGCATCCAGAAAAACAATACATGTTCCCGGGTAAGAACGTGTTTGAAATTCCACATACGGCTCAATGGCAAACTATGATAATGCAAATTCAGAACGCGGTACGAAATGGGAGTAGATATGCAAAGTAGAGGTTTAGGAGACGATATTAAACGTATAACTGCTGCTACGGGTTTGGATCAGTTAGCAAAACGTATTGCACAACTGCTAGACGAAGATTGCGGATGTGATGAGCGACAAGAATGGTTGAATGAACAAACAAAAGATTGGCCTATATATAAAAAAAGGAACATAGATAATGGCGATAATAAATAAAACAGGTATTACCGATGGCGGTACTATACAAGCAGAGCATGTTACCCGGGCTATAGATGCATTAAGTGGTGTTAGTACAGATAGTATCGTAGCTACAGGATCGTTTACTGGTTCATTCATAGGTGCATTAACTGGTACTGCATCGTTTGCAACTACTGCTAGTTATTCTTTGAATGTCAGTCAAGACTATTTTAGTATACAATTTAAAGGTAATAACTTTTCTGGCATCGGTGCAACCTCTACTAAGTATTATCCTCTCATAACCGGGGACATAAGTACAACCTCTGGTAGTGCAGTAATACTAAACAGTTTTCTTTCTCCGATTGCTGCTACTGCGGTATCCATGAGTGTGAGTGTATATAACGTATCCGCCGGTGCAAGTGAAACATTAAGATTTTCTTTTGAAAATATTACAACAAAGGTGACAGGCGCTACACCTATAGAACTTACTTTTACTGGAAAAAGTGCCACTGGGAGCGTTGCTATAGGTAATACTAGCATCGTAGCCGGTAATGTTATTTCCTACTCAATTCAATGTATGTCAGGAACTTTCCCTACCGGATCATATGTTGATCTATCTTTTCTTTTACGTTCATGATGAATTAAAAATATATTAAACGTTTTAATCAAATATTTATATAAAAGGAAACATATGAAACTTACAAAAGAACAAGTACTAGGTATCATTCGACACGGATTAACATTTGTGGGTGGTATCTTTGTTATGCGAGGATTGGTTGACGAAACCATTGTAACTGAAATTGTTGGTGGTGTAGTAACACTTACCGGTGCAATTTGGTCTATCGTAGCAAAGGCATAACATGAAACGGCTGAACGAATGTGGTTGTAATTCTGATATAGATCATAGCAACACTGATAACTATATGTTTTTTCAGAATTTAAAAACTATCAAGAAGATGGTAGATGCTATGCTGCAGATGGATCCGAGACAAGTAGATCAAATGCTTTCCAATGGACATGGCTGGGCTGTGGATCATATTGCAACATCTAAGGATGATGTAGAAGAGGTTGGTGGATTTTTAATGAATTCGAAATCTTCCGGAATGCAAGATATGTCAGCATCTTATAACATGCAACAACCACAATTCGTTCCTGTTAGTTTCAAGAATCATTTAAAAAAGTTAATGCCAGAGCGCATTGAAAAAACAGAAGCAGGTTACTTTGCGACTACAGAAACGGGTCGTAGATTATCAAAAAAACCTAAATCAAAAAAGGATGCACTTAAACAACTTGCAGCGGTTGAAATTTCAAAACATAAAAAATAAATTGTGTTTGAACAAATAGTATATAGTATTAATCAATATGGTAAAACAAAGTTAGCTCCGTCGCTCGTATGTGACGGAGTTGGTGTTTTCGCAATAACAGAAATCGAATCTGGTTATGTATTATTTCAAGATGTAAATTCTGATCAGATACACATTCCGTATGAACTAATCAATGATATGTCGATACGAACATATTTAACATCAACATGTAATTCAGATAAACTTGGAATTTGGCTTTCTAGAACATATAATAATATTAATATGTCGTATTATATAAATCATTCTGAAGAACCAAATGTATATCATGATTTGGAATTGGATAGATATATAACTTTACGAACTATACACCCAGGTGAAGAATTAACATGTATATATACTAAAGAGGAGATTGATTGGCTTACTTAAATGCAAACATACCGACAATAACTTGTTACATACGAAATGAGTTTTTATTTAATCATGAAAAAGGAATAGGTGACTTTACATTAGCAGATGTACATTCTGTTGCATCTATTCAGAAACGGGTTCCTTTATTTGAAGCATTTCTAGAAAATGGAGTTAATTGGACTAGAAGACCAATACATGCATTTGCATGGAAAAAAGAAGCAGAACGATTACCATTAACCGAACATATATATTGGGATTCTTTTTCTTCTTACATCGATGTACAAATCCGAGAACGATTATCAGGATTACGTGCCGATTTAATTTCTATAACAGGAGTTAAACGACAGGGAGTATATATGTTTACATTGGATTGGTCACATGAAAATCGCAATGTATTAGATACTAACTTCTCTGAAACGCCAGAACATAAATGCGGACATGTATTTAAAATGGATAATGGAAATTATTTTATTTATCCTAATAATAGAATCATATGGATGGATAATGCATGGACATTCAATCGTATTGATAAGAATCCTGGATACCGAATTGATATGACAGTTTATACAGTTGAAGGCAAAGGTGATTATGAAACAGATTATTCTTATATGACTGAATTTGATAAAGATAAATCAAATAAGTAATATTTATTAATATGAAACTATTAAATTTACTTTTTGAATCAAAAGACAAAAAAGAAACTTTTGAATCATTTGCCGATACCAGGGAGGCTGGTGCTGAGAAAATTGTAGACAACGCAAAAAAGAAAGGAGGCTTAGCTCTTCTTACATGGCATCACTTCAAAGTTAAACTTCCTTACTATAAACGAGCTGCGGCTGGTAAATTTGATTTAGATAAAGCTAAACGAGAGTTTGACGAAACATATAAAAAAATATCTACATCCATGACTCAAATTGAATTTCAGCGGGAAGTAGGTCGTTTAGAAGTTCTAGGTGAATTAATTATTCGAGAGCAAAAGAAATAGTTTTGGATTATTGTTGTAGATTATATATTATAGTAATATGAATGCCGAAGCAAGACAGAATTTTATTCATCAACTATTTTGCAAGTCAATTGATGTAATGAAAACAGATGAGTGGAAATGGCCTAGTTACTGGGATACACAATACAAATTAAGATTTTTAAATGAATCATTAACTTATGCAACAGAAAATGAGTTTTGGGAACAAGCAGCAATCATTAGAGATGTCAAAAACGAAATCGTCCAAGAAACCCCGGGGTCAGTATCAGGTGATTCTGAATGATGACAATGTTAATACATTTGATCATGTAATTACGTGTCTTATGGACATCTGTGCACATAACTATCATCAAGCAATGCAATGTGCTACAATTACACATAACGTGGGCAAATGTTCGGTATACATTGATAACCACGATTCGTGTGTTGAAGTGTCTAAACAGTTAACTTTTGAAAAATTAAAAACTGAAGTTATAAAATACAAAAACAATGTTTAAGTGGTTATACAAAATACGAATAGGTTGGCATCATGCCGCATATCATCGTTATATGAAAAGAGCGGACCAAGCCCGGCAAAAACAAGATATCGTTGAATTTAAAAAATACATATATCAAGCCGAAGATGCTTGGCGAAAAATAATTATACTAACTGAAAAACAAAAATAGTTATGGGTAAAAAAGCAGCACACTCTGGCGAATCGCCGAAGGATAGATCTATCAATTTGATGGATAAATTCATTTCAAAAAACATTAATCGGGATAAATCAAAACCAGCATTACCAGCTCGGAGAAAAGATCCTAACATATCGATACATCTCTGGCCACTTAAAGATCAAATTGAATATTGGGAAACAAGAACTGCGGATGATCAGTTTGATGAAAAATATGCAGCTTATTCAACATGGTATGATGAAATTAAACAAACCAGCGGAGTGTATCATAGCACATTCGTAGACTTTACTTTCAAATTAAAAGATCGTATGCAGGATATGTATCGTCAAAAAATGTTACCTAAACATGCATTGCGAGAATTAAGAAAGCTTGGAGTATACTAATGTCAAGTTCGGCTGGTTATAAGTATGTTTATGGTAGAGGCCGGGAGGCTTTTGATCTGCCAGAGTCTGATATACGATATGCAATGGCTAACACAAAATCAAATGCCGAAGCAGCTCGTTTCATGAAAGTTTCATTTACTACATGGAAGAAGTATGCAAAGATGTATGTTGATTCGGAGACAGGAAAGACTCTGTATGATATGCATACCAACCAAGCTGGCGTAGGAATAACTAAAGACATTCCTCGTGCCACCTCAGGTACATATTCAATTGATCGGATATTGCAAGGTGAATTTCCGAATTACCCAGCCTGGAAACTTAGAAATCGTTTGTTGGCATTAAACATACTAAAAGAATGTTGCAATTCATGTGGATACGAAGAACGCAGAATAACCGATGATACGGTACCATTGTTGTTAGATCATATAGATGGTGATGAAACCAATCATCGCATAGAAAATTTACAATTGCTTTGTTTGAATTGTTACTATCAACAAGTTGCTAATCCATTTAATAAAGATAAAGAATTATTCTGGAACTATAATTTGCTTGGATAATATTTATATATGAATGATATCTTTAAAGAAAATAATTATAGAAGGTCGTTACGACAGCATAGTTACAGAACTATCTCGTAAACTGTTAGCAGTTGTTAAAGATAGTTATGCTGCTGTAAAAGATCCCGAGGGCAAATTTTCTGGACAAAAGATATTTTTCAAACAAGGAGAATCTGTACCTAACATCGATGATGATTCAGCTTTTCAACATGTTTACTTTGAAGAGGTAGAAAATGCTACGATACCATTGGATTTCTATTTGCAACTTAAAGTGCAATGGGTTGAAGGTTTAGATGATTTTCGTGTAGGTGGGGATGCATATAATGATACAAAACGAACATCGGATGATATGCCGTTAGTAGAAATTCGTTTTGAATTAGATCCTGCCGATTATCCTAAGATACTTAGTTCAGTCGCAATGGAACTTAGAGATACGTTACGTCACGAAATTGAACATACTACCCAATCTGGGTGGAACACTATATCATCAAAGTATCTTCCATCGGATATGAAACTTAGGGCTAAGATACAAAGCGGAGAATTATCTCCAGCAAAGTATTTCACATTGCCAAAGGAAGCCCCGGCAATGCTTCAAGGAATGTATTTGAAGGCAAAGAAGAAACGAATTCCATTTCGTGATGAAGTTGCTGAGTATCTGGATCGATGGGTTTCTGGTGGAGTTATAACACCTGCAGAAAAAGAACAAGTACTAAAGATATGGAGAACCTATTTACCTAAATTAGGAATACGTCAGGAGATATAATGGCAAAGATGTATATCGATGAATCAGATCCGTGTTGGTCTGGATATGAAATGATTGGAATGAAAAAGAAAAAAGGACGTAAAGTTCCTAATTGCGTTCCTATCGAAGAAGCTGATGGTTATTGTTCAGAATGCTTAATAGAATATATTAAACGTAGCGTTAATGAATCTGATTATATCACCATGGCTCAGCCAGGACTTAATGAAGCAGAGTATCAAGGTCGAACTGTAAAATTGGGCAAACCAATGCGCGGAGACGTTAAAAAGTTTAAAGTATATGTTCGCAACGCACAAGGCAATGTAGTTAAAGTTAACTTTGGTCATGGAGGTACCTCAGCAAAACGAGCAGGCCAAAAAACAATGCGTATACGTAAAAGTAATCCGGCTCGTCGAAGAAGCTTCAGAGCTAGGCACCATTGTGAATCTCCCGGACCTAGATGGAAAGCAAGATATTGGTCTTGTCGAGCTTGGTAATTAATTAATTATTTTATATATTAAAGGTAATATGATGGAATATATGTATGATATTGAAGCAATCCTAATGGAAGCGTATGCACATGGGATTCAAAATGAAGTTCGAGAACGAGCTGGTAAACTATTAATAACAGATGCCTACAAATTCGAACCTAGGAAAGCATATGAAATTGCATTTCAGGAAGTAATGAACTCTAAAACCGATGCGCGTAGAATCCTTAAAGATTAATTTAGTAGCTAGCAGGAAGTCTCAACTCGAACAAGGCTATTTTGATGGTCGGTTCGTGCAAAGAGCCGAACAATCTAAAAAAGTATATACCCGTAAACAAAAACACCGCAGACAGAATCATGAATAGAATACTACTATTGTTAGCAGTAATGATATCATTATGCAGCAAATCTCAGCCAATCATACAATATGATTATATGGAAACCTTCTCTACCGGGTACGCTACAGCAGGATGGTGGACACCGGCACTTACCGCAGGATGGTTTACAAATGCATCAGTAACACCAACACAGAGTGCGGTACTATATGGATCTGGATCTGGTACATCTGCAGCTGAACAGGATTGGTATTCATTGCCTAATATAACGGGATTGGATGCGGCAAAACAGTATCAACTTAAATTTCGATTAGCATCATATACATTTTCAGCAGCAACTGCTACCACCAGAGGTGTCGACGTAGCAGATATAGTTGATATTCAGACTTCAATAAATGGCGGTGTTACTTTTGTTTCACAACTACGAATAACAGGAAACACCAATGCACAATGGACCTATGCCAGCACGGGAAACATATTCCATACAGCAAACGGTACTTTCACAAACTCCGCAGCTCCAGCTGGCGACGTGTATCAAGCTCCTGCAGGTATTACAACTACAGCTCCATCCACTATCATGTTGAATCTACAAACTGGCATTACACAAATTGCTATTGATATCTTTTGTAGATCCAATTCTTCCGGCGAGGAATGGTGGATTGATAATATCGAGTTGTTAGATGTAACACCTACACCACTTCCGGTTGAGTTAACTTATTTTAATGGAGTAAATGTGGATGGTGTTAATGTGTTAAAATGGCAAACTGCATCAGAACATAATTCATCTCATTTTGTGTTACATAGAAGCCAATCAGGCGATTTTGCTAATGCTGATATGATTACACTTACTCCGGCTGCAGGTAACAGTACGGTATTGATTGATTATGTAGAGACTGATAAAACATATGAGTCTGGTATTAATTATTACTTGTTAGTGCAACATGATGT